ATTGCGGTAAACCGCGGTACATTAACTATGATAGGAAATATATGCAGAAGATAAACAGGCATTCGTCGACCCAATACGTCTATACACTGTATAGGGGCGCCTTTTCAGACGACCTTAGACAGTTTGACGCTATTGATTCGATTGATGGCTCTTCTCTTCCCATGTATCGTACTATCATTGCTAATGGTGGTGATGCTACTACAGCATTGACTGCACAAACAGAGTCGTGGACTATCGGCCCTCCCAGGATTTTTTCTGGGACCGATGATTCCGACCCTTTTATGCGTCCTTTTGAGTCCAGCAATTGGGGCGATCCTTCTGCCCTAAAAACTCTTGCTGACACGGCATTTGCCGATGTCAGCACTCTAGAGGATGATGCCAATGCTATTGCTCTTTCTAATGCTCAGTCTAAGATTCAGGATTTTAATAATCCCTTTCAAGGACAAGTGTTTTTAGGCGAGCTAAAAGAGACCATTGATCTTCTCAAGCATCCGCTTGAAGGATCTCTCGGCCTTCTTAGAGCTCTTCTAAATAAACGCTTTAGCACTAGGAAAGTTGTTAGCTCTGCTTCAGAGGCTTGGTTAGAATTCCGTTTCGGTATTCTTCCTTTAGTCGCTGATATCAGGTCTATCTTAGAGCTTGCTAACCGTAAGGCTGCACTGAACACTACAGTACAATTCAAGAGCTTCGGAAAAAGTGTTCGCACTTTCTCCTCAGCCCAGGATGTTGTTACTGTGTCCGGTGTCATCCTTCCTCGTCAGCAAGAATGGAAGCGTACTGTTGAAGTGTATTATCACTTCGGCATTCTCGCTTCTCATCTTGATAGAGTTAATAGTCTTTCTGAAGGAATTCAAGATATTCTCTCGCCTAAGTACATTGTACCTACAGCTTGGGAACTTATCCCGTTTTCTTTCTTAATTGACTATTTCGCCAACGTTGGAGATATTATATCTGCTACATTTTCCGGTAACTTTAACACCAGCTACTGCTCCAAGTCTGTTATTCAGACTCGTGAGTGTGTATGGCAGTTTAGTATTCCGGTTCCTGCTAACAGTAATATTCATCTTAATCCTCCACCGGTATCACCGGTTTATCGTTATAAGCGTCGCTCAGTTTCCCGAGGTAAGGGCGTCTTAGGAATTCCTCCTTTGACGTTTCACTTACCTGGTAGCGATATTCGTAAATTGAATATAGCTGCGTTACTGGGTGTTCATCTTTAACTAACGAAAGGCAATTAAAATGGCCATTACAATACCACTCTCCGTAACTGGAGGCGCTCAAACGGGTTTTACGTCGCCGGTCTATACCACTACTGTGGATACACCTGTTGATATAAACTCGAAGCAAAACGCAGTTACTGCCATCGGCGGTACACAAACTGGCGTAGACGTCCATACGGTCGCCCGTCCTTTTACCATAGCGGTTTCGCGTCCTAAAGTGTTTCAAGCTTTAGGTAAGCCTAATCCTACTACTGGTTTAATTTCGGTTGTACCGTTTAATACGTACAAAGTTATCGTACGTAAAGGCGTCTTGCCGCTTGCCGGGCAACCTTCTCAGGTTGCTATTGCTCGCTGTGAGATTGCGATTCCTGCAGGTTCTGATACCGCTGACGCTAATAACGTCCGCGCTCTCTTATCTGCATTAGTCGGAACCCTAAACGGCATTTCTGCCGGTTTAGGGGATTCAGCAATTAATGGTGTTTTATAACCCTTAATTTCATCTCTCACATTGGAGAACTACTCATGGATCTTAATCCTAGTAATTTAACCGAGCTATTAGCTTTGGATGATGTTTTCACAGACGATATTGCCTCTTTTCGTATGGCAGCACTTCGTGCTTCCATTCTAAAGAAGTATGTTCCGCCTGAAGGTGATGCTGCTCTATCAGAGCTCGCTTTAGCAAAATTTGCTACCTTTAACAAAGAAGTGCAAAACTTCCGCGTTAATGATCACTTTTTGAAAACAGATCTTTTTAATCAATGGAAGCATAATATTTATACTTCCTTTTATAATCAAGATCTTCAGACGACAAACCTCACACTTGTTAACTGTTTACAGTTAGGAGCGTGTGGCCCCGGAGTTTCTATAGCATCAGACGATCAGACTTTCTATCGTAAGATGTTTGATTCTCCTTTATCGTCGACTGACTTATCCTTAGTCCGGATGTACCGTTCTACAGCATTAGGCCTCTGGAAAGGAGCCGAAGAGATTCGGCATAATTTTCATGATGACCTAGTTGTGGCTGGTAGTAGAATGACTACTGTTCCTAAAAACAACGAATCACATAGAACGATATGTGTGGAGCCCACGTTGAATATGTTCTTTCAACTTGGTGCTAAGCGTCTCATTGAAGATATACTTGTTGATTCTCACGGATATTCTCGTGGTAATCAGCAAAATATCAACAAGGAGCTTGCTCGCGAGGGTTCTCTCTTAGGCAATTTCGCCACTCTAGATCTAAGCATGGCTAGTGATAGCCTTTCCTTAGATCTAATGAGAAAACTCTTGCCTCCGAAGATATTTCACCTTCTTGACCGTATTCGGTCAAAAAGCACAAATATCCGCGGCACACAGCATGATTTAGGTATGATTTCAACGATGGGAAATGGTTTTACATTCCCGTTAATGACCCTTACCTTCACATGTCTTATCAAGTCTTTGATCCAGTTGTACGGTAGCGCTGAAAAACGTTTCGCGGTCTTTGGGGACGATCTCATTGTCCCTACTGAACTTGCGAGTAGGTTAATCTTTGCTTTACGTATGTCTGGCTTTAGGACTAACTCCGATAAATCTTTCGTCTCAGGACCCTTTCGGGAGTCTTGCGGCGGCGATTATTATAAAGGCCACGATGTTCGCGGCATTTATCTTAAGGAGTTTCGCTGTGAAGCGCATGTTTATTCTTTGTTTAACCGTTTGCATTTCTGGTCTATTCGTAATGGTATTCCTCTTGTTCATACTTTACAATGGCTACGTGGCCTGGTTGCTTTCAGACCAGTCCCGCTCCATTCTTCGTATGAATCAGGGTTTATCATCACATCAGACCACCTCACTTCCCAAAAGCGAACCAGAGACGGCGCGTTCTATTATAGACCGCTTGTCCCAGTTCCTCGAAGAGTGAGTGCAGACGCCCTTTATAATCAACTAGGGGCTCTCACGAGCTTTCTAGGTGGCTATATTAGGAACCGTGCTATGTTAATCCCTACAAGAACCAGATTTAAAATCGATAGAAGAATTACCCCGAATTGGGATAGTTTAATCTCTGTCGATTTTGATCCTTGTACGATTAAGCATAGTGTATTCAAGTTGATGAGACTTGAATCCGGCTTTGCTAGCCGAGAC